GATAGCTTCTTTAGAAGTAGCACCAAATTTATCAGAAAGTTCAGCAACGTCTGACTGTGCTTGTCTTAATTGACTTCTTAAAGATTGAGTTGCTTTATCAGTTTGCTCAATAGAATTGGTTATGTTGTTTATTCCGTTTGTAGCATCTTGACTGTTTACATCAATTTCTATTGTCTTTGTAATTGCCATTTTATTGTTTGTTTTAATTCATTAAAGGTTTCGGGCATTTTATATTTTCCTTTTGCTATTGCAATCGCTTCACTATCTTGTTCTTTTAACAAGGGTAGCATTTCTAATATTAATTTAAGCATCTTGTTCTATTGTAATTAAATCATTTTTATTACTTAATATTGCTGCGGTTCTTTGCACACCACTTGTGTTTTGTTTAACATCAATTTTAAGAGTAAGTTCGTTAAAAGTAATTCCGTTTAACATACTACTAACATCGTCTATAATTGTCCAAGTCAATAAGTCTTTTGAAGTTAAAAATACATCAAATATAACCGCTTGATTACTTACGCGTCTTGAAGTACCATTATCAAAGTTTATACTTCTAAAATCTTGTATTAATTCAAAATCACTTTCAAAAGTTATTAAGTCAGTTGTAAAAGAATTTATAATATATCTTTTGTCACGAATTACAACTCTGTCGTTTAATTTTAAATTTAATAATTCTAAATAAGGCAAACGCATTTTAACTTTTACCATTCTTGATTTTAAACTATACAAGTTATTTAAGTAAGCTAAATAGTAATTATTAAATAATGAATTGTTAATAGGTTCTAAAAAGTAAGAACTAATTTCAACACCCCAATTCAAAGTGTTTCTTGTTAAATCGACATTATCGATACAGTCTTGACCAAAGTTCATAAACTGATTTATGTTTGTAGTCGTTGCTCCGTTATTAAAATATAAAGTTCCCGCTTTGTTTTCTACTAAATATAAAATAATTGGTTTTGGTGCGTAAGGAGTTAAATCTGATTTTAAAGCGTAACCTACTTGCAAATCAGTACCTGTGAATTTGCTAAACAATAAATTCTCAAAAGGTAACTTAATTGAATAATCGCTACCATCGGTGTTGAAAGTAGAACTTAAATTACCATACTCTCTTGAATTGTTTGCAAAGAATTCTCTACTTAAAACATTCTCACTTTTTTCATACTCAAAATTTATTTTTCTATATGGTTTAATTCTTTCAAAGTTTAAATCAGTTGTGCAATATTGGCTTAAATCTTTTATCCCACCGAGATAATACCAATTCTCTAATTGCTCTAATGTAAAATTAACTCCGTCGGTACTATACGCAGTAAGATTAAACATTCTTAACATACCACTAAAAAAGTCTGACACTTTCATATCAGGCAAATAGTTCAATAAATTAATATTTGAATTTAAAGAACCACTACTTGAACCTAACGAAATAACAGGAAAAGTTAAATTTCCTGTAACAAGATTTAATCTTCTATATGTAAACGAATAACTATATGTGTAAGTTGTTGGTGTAAAAGATTCTACAAAAATCTTATAAGCACCGTTTCTATATGTGTTAGGTATTGTAACTATTGTAGAAGCAGATGTAAATTCTAAAGTAGTAAACAAAGAATCATTTTTATAAATAAATACTCTATGATTTACTGAAGCAGGAAAGTTTATTATTACTGTGAATTTTGGCTCACTTGAATAAATATTAGAACCTAAATGTGTGTTGTTACTATTTAATAAATTATAAATATTATCCTGAATGTTAAAAATTCTTGGTAAAGAAGTATTGTTGTCTGTAAAAAGAAGTTGTTTTCTTTGTGATGTAGATACAAACCTTCTTGAATCATTTCCCTTTAACCATAAATAAGCTTTTGTAAATTTTTCTTGATTTAAAAATGTACCGCTAAAGTTTAAGTTATATTTAGTAGCAATAGCTTCAAATACTTTTGTTACTTTTAATGCAGGGAAAAGTTCGTTAAAGTTTATAGCACCACCGCTTGTTGAAATATCATTTGCACCACCACCGTTATATTGCCAAACTCTATCTGAAGTAATTAAAGGAAACATTACATTTTGAGCAGTAGAAGATTGAACTAAATTTCTAACATTTGTTCCGTTATATTCAAAAGTATAATCGTTTATTTCTCGTACATCGTTTAGTTTATCTTCACCGAATTTATCCATTAAAGATTTCAACTCGCCATAGAAAGTTATTTTATAATCTTCTACACGATTGTTCTTTATAGTTGCAGATTCTAATTGCCATCTACCGATACGGAAAGTTTGTGTATCTACTTCAATGTAACCATCGTATCTTAATCGTTGGTCAAATCCATTGTCTAAACTATTTTCGTACCAATGTTTAAATATTTCGTTGTTGTTTGCACTTGCAGGAATAGTAAAACTTTGTGAGTAATCGGTAAATACTTTTGAAATATCGTTAACGTTTTGAATCGATGAAGTAACTGATATTTTTTCATCTTCAAATAACTCAATACGGCTATATGTAGCTAAAGTGTCAAAGCTACTGCCTAAAGATTCTATTGTACTTCTTAAACAACTACCTGCTTCAAACGTACCGCCATTATCTCTAACTCTTTTGTAAAAGTTATTATATGTTAGTTCGTCTGTGTTCTGATATTTAAGAGTTTTAATATATAAAGCTACTTCCATTTATATTACATCGTTAATTAGTCCGAAGTTGTATTCAAATTCTATTTCGTAATTGATAACCTTATTATTTAAACTTGTTTTCTTTTCGCTTGATTTTGATTTAACTACTGCAGGTTTACCACCTAATAAAACAGTTTCACTTAAAAGCAAATCTTGTATTAATTCAAAGTAGTTTTCATCAACCCAACCTGTGTTGCATTTTATTGATTGTTTACCTTGGTGATTAAAACGCTTTCTCTGCCCTTGTAAGACATTATAATCTATGCTTGAAGGTAACATATTAAATTCTTTAAATTCTGTTTCTATTGCTTCCGTAGACGCTTTAAAAAACGTTAAGAATTGCCAACCACCATAACGATTTATAAAAGTACAAGTTATAGGTGTATATTTAGGTTCGCAAACTTCAATTGAATTGTATTCAAAGTAATCGTCACCGTTTAAATCTTCAGTTAAAGGTAGTTTATACATAGTAGCATTAGCAACTGTTAAAGTACCATAATCTATTACTTCATAAGTTCCCGAATCATAAAACACATTTACGTATGGTATAACTGCTGCTGATTTTTGAAACGTTATATTGCCATTAGCTAAAGGTACTACTGCATTAGTATTATTATAATTATAACCTATTGAATAATTAGTATAACCATTTAAACAAACAAATGTTTCATCAACAATTTCTACATCGTCTGAATAAGAAACTACTTGCATATAACACCAAGTATTTACATTTTCTTCAGTAGGTACACTAACAGTTACAGGTGAAATTGGTTTAATAAATTCACTTGCATAGTTTGCTACATTCCAAGCTAATTTGTTTTGGTTTGCACTTGGTACATTTTTAGTCAAAGTATAATTTGGAGTAGCAGGTACACTGTCCCCTTTGTTCCAAATAAATATTTCAAGTTTTCCTGTTAATTGTGCAGGTTCATCTACTTCGATAAAGTACGGGCTTCTGATAAATATTTTCTTCATTATTTTGTAATTGTATATTTTAAAAATTGTTCTACGTCTAAACCATAAGCTTCAACTAATTCATCGGGTAAACGTTCAAATGCTTTTTCAAATGGTTTGGTAAAAAATAAACTTGGCTTAATTCCGTTTTTAAATATTCCACGTGTAATTAAAAATGCAGTTGACTTGTAAGACATAAACTTTCCATTTTCTTTATTCTTAAATTGAAATCTACGTTTTGTAACCCATTCAGTTATTGGTTTTATAGGTGGTCGTTTGCTTTTATAACTAAACGGAGTATTGTATTTCTTTTTAGTACCACTTACACCTTGATCTTGAAACACCCCGTAATCTTCCATTAAAAAAGCTAATCTAAAGCTATTAGCACTTACTTCAATATCAGCATCTAAACTATTGTAAAGGTTTTTACTTACGCTTTTACCTTGTTTAGATAAATTACTTCTACTCTGCTGAATTACATATTTAGCAAAGTCGTTTAGATACTTATATGTTTGTTTGTTATCCATTAACAAATAGTAATATCGTTTCTTACTAATACATCAAACGTTACCGCCCATCCTGCTAAATCGTTTTCAAATCGTTCTGTAAATGGTTCAAACGTAGGGCTACCTGTTAACTCCCAAAAGTCACTACGCAAATCACCACGATTCAATCTATTTAAAACTCGTGTGCCTACTAACATTTGAGTATTCCAAATATCAACCTTATTATCTACTTCTTCTTTTTGGTCGATAATATCCATTAACAACATTGTAATATTAAACGATAACACATTGCCTTGATGCGTTGCCTGATTAATAATAATGTGACTCAAAGGAAACATTGTTTGTTTGTTTAAATCAACTGCAAAGATATCTCCTTCGGTAACTGTATTTACAAAAGGTTCTTCTAATAAAGCTTCTTTAATTTCTCTAATAATTCTATACACCATTTCTTTTTATATTTTTAATTTCTATTTCTGTTTTTTCCTTTTCAAACATTAACCAAGTCATTAATGCTGTTATTGGTAATTTGGTAACTGAATTGAATCGGAGAATATCCCCTTGAGCTGCTGCGTAAATTGATTGATACCAACCCCATTTTTTGCCAAAACCTGCTTCGCTTGTTCCGACTGTTCCACTTCGTTCTGTATATAATGGCTCAAAGCGTTCCCGCAATCGTTGAGCAAAGTCCAAAAAAAAACCATAGCACCTAATGCAATATCCAAAGGCATATATTTCATCACTTCTGCATATTGGTAGCTTGATTCGTATTCTTCAATAGTGTATAAATCTTTTATTTTAGATTTAATCGGTCTGAATAAAACCGCCATAGCTTTATGAAGTGTTTCAACACCACCTAAATAGTTTTCTAAATCTATAAATTCACCTGCAGTAATATCTTCTAATTTAGGAATAAAACCAAATTCAACTCCTGATAATTTAAAAGTATTTTTTAATGGTGTTCTTTGTTGTAGTATTGTATTAAGGTGTTCTAATATTTCGTTAACATCAGTTACTTTAATTTTAGCAATATCTTTTAAGTCTATTCCACAAAATATTTCGATAGTTTTCTGATTAACAAAATCACTTGCATCGTTATCTTTTATAAGTTTGTCAAACTTTTGATATTGAAATAAAGTTATTTCATTTAAAGAATCAGGAATATTAATATCTACTTTCATATTTTATTTTAAAAATTAAGTAAATACGTTATTGTATAAAACAAAAAAAGCAACCATTTCTGATTGCTTTAATTTAGTTAATTACCACCACTAAGCGTGTAATTGGGTGGACTGCTGAACTCACGCCCTATTAACTATCAAACTAACTTCAAATTTAATACCTCATACAATTCAAATACTTTATTTGTTAAAGTTTCGTCTTGTTTATATTTATCGTTTCCTATTTTCTTTGCACCATTTACGCTTATTTCTATTTTAACGTAATTGATTTTTCGTTTGCCTACAAAATAAACATCGTCTATCACTATTGGATAAATAGTTATTCCGTTACTCAGACAATTCTTTATCGCTCTTAAGCTCACGGTATATTAAATAAAAGGTTAATAATGCAAAAGCTATTTGAACTAAATAATCGTTACTTGCCATTGCTACTGATGCTGATAATACTCCTGATACTGTTCTCATAATTTCTAATTGTTATTGTTTGATGGTGTAAAATTACACAAAGTTTTAAACATACAAAACTTTTTACAAACTTTAACAAAACTTTAACATTTATACTTGAATCATATAAGCAACATTCTGTTTAGCTACTTCGTACATAGCTTTCATTTTCTTTATTTCACCTACGTTACGAGGCATACCTATCAATACGTTTTGATTTGTCTTTAAATAAATGTAACATTCAATAGTGGCTATGATTTCTCCGTATGTCATTTTTTATTTGCGTTGCAAATTAATAAATATAATAATTCCCTTTGTGTGGGTTTTCTAATTGTGAAGTAAACGCATAACGTGCAGCATCTATTGCGTGATTGAAAGCATCAATAGGTTTATTCAACGTGTTGCCTTCTTTATCCTGCATCCAAATATAGCTTCTTAATTCTTTAATTAAGTTCTTGCTTCTACTTGTTACATATATCTTATTTTGGTTTATAAGATTAATACCATATACAACTGAATCACGTCCTTTAGTTACAGGTAGTACCATATGACCATACGAACTTAACTCGGCTATTGATTTAGGTTCTGCACTATCAGCGTAAATAATATCGGTTATATTGTTTCCTTTTATAATACCACTTATATCACTATTCAATAAACCTTTTTGGTAAATCAATTCGTCAAATATGTAAGCATCGTTGTACTTGTACAAAGCTATTAATGAAGTTGGGTCTACACTATATCCAAAATCCATACCATAACATAATAACCTTGCTTCGTGTGGTAAATCTATTTCACTCCATTGTGGAATACAAGCACCCTCTAAACGACCAACTTGTCCAAGTCCATATACTTGCCACCAATTAGCCCAATATTCACTATCAACACCTTTAACTTTTGCTAACTCAATTTCTTTTACTATTGATTGTGGTAACGCTTCGTTGTCTTTGTAAGTAAGTACTATCAATTCGGAATCTTCGTCCTTTAAAACCTCTCTATGTACCCAAAATTCATTCGTTGGGTTATAGTCCAACCATATATCGCCACTTGTTCTTATTGCTAATTGATTGTATGCTTCAAATGGTACGTTGTTACATTCGTTTATATAAAGTATATTACGTCTTGCACCTCTTAACTTATCGGGTTGGTCTACACTAAAGAACTCAATATAACTTCCGTTTGCAAACGTGTATTTTAATGTTGACTTGTTAAACTGTATATCACGATACCTGTTTGTCATCATCATTATTTTTAAGAAGTCTTTTAAAGCACCTCTACGCAAATGTGGTATTGATTCTGATACTACACTAATTTCCAACAAAGGTTCACGGATTGCTTTATCAATAAGTATAGGCAGAACACCAAAAGTTTTACCTGCTGATGTTCCACCCTGTACAATACGTTTACGCTTCTTTAAACGCAACATCTTCTTGATTGCAGTAGTAACTACAAATTCACTCATAAAAGTGTCTTAAATGGCTTATAAATCGCTTATATTAAATAGTGGTTGTTCACTATTCAAAGTTATATCTTTTGTTTCTCGTGGTTTACCTGCGTAGTAATTGTAAAACAACTGAACAAATTTAAAGTCGCCATTGTCTAAACCTTTCTTTAATGCTTCAAATGCTTTTGGCTCTAATGGTTTTAACTTTTCAATCATTGCAACCTCTTCAGCTTTAGATGGTCTACCTGCACCTTCTCTAATACCGCCTCTTTTATTTT